AAACTATCGGTTTAAAATAAACCAAGGAGGTAAGAGTAAATGGCAACAACATATAGAAAAGAAGGAGTGCTAGAAGGTATAGCATCTTGGGCAAGTATTAGAACACCTAATACAAACTTCCAAGAACATTACTATACTATTGATTTAGCTATTAGTCCTAAAGAAGCAGAAGACTTTGCTTCAAGAGGAGTTAAAATAAAAACTAAAGACTCAAAGGGTAATGACTTAGAAGGTCCTACTATTGTTATAAAAAGAAATGTAACCAATAGAGCTGATGGTACTGCTAATGATATTCCTATTTTAATAGATGAGAAAAAACAACCAACAGATGTTAAAGTTGGTAATGGCTCTAAAGTAAAAGTACACTATGAAGAGATCAAAGGAGTTGGTGATAAAACTAAAAATCCTTATCACATACTAGATCTTAAGGCTGTTATGATTCTTAATTTAGTAGAGCTTGAAGCAACTTCACAAGCTGATGGTAGTGTGTTCTTTGAGGATGGAGATTTTTAATATGATTGTATCTATAAAAAATAAAGATAGTGAAGTTATTGATTATGATATTAATAAAATTGATGACAAATCTATTAAACTAAATGCTAGTGTAGGTATCCAGAAGGTAGGAACACTTGAAGTAATTACTGAAGCTTTAAGATTTGCTATTGATGGACACCGCTCTGGTCTTGAGAAGCTACTACAAGATGCTCCCGAAGCAATAGTAGCTACTAAAGAAGAGGACTAACCCCTTGTCGCAGTCTAGGCTAGAGTTACCTTCCCCCTCTAGTCTAGGTTGTGACTTTAATAATTAGGAGAGAGAGATGAATACAGAACATGGTGAGTTCATACAAACACGAAAACCTTGTCCCGATAGTAACTGTGGTAGTAGTGATGCTTGTTCTATCAGAGCGGATAACTCAGCTAAATGCTTTAGTTGTAATCAAAACTTTAAAAGATATGATAGATCTTATATATCAATAGCTACTAGTAAACCTACACAAGAACCTAGAGAAACATTTTTAAATTCATATACAGGTTCATTCAATCCTTTAATTGACAGAAAAATTAGTGAGGCTACTGCTAAAAAATATAGAGTAAGATCTGTACTACAAAGCAATAAAATTACTAAACATATCTATCCATACTTTAATGCTAATGAATTAGTTGCTACTGTCACAAGAAATGTTGACACTAAAATATTCTTTACTGATGGTAACTTTGAAGGTACTGGATTGTTTGGAGAAAATCTTTTTAAAGGTGGAGGTAAGTACTTAACCATAACTGAAGGTGAGTGTGATGCTATGGCGGCTTATCAAATGCAAGGAAGTAAATGGGCTAGTGTTTCTATAAGAGGCGGTGTTAATAATGCTGTTAATCATGTACGAAGTAGCATAGAGTTTGTTGAATCTTTTGATAATGTTGTTATTTGTTTTGATTCAGATAGTCAAGGTAGGAAAGCGGCTAGAGAAGTTGCAAGAATAATATCACCTAACAAAGCAAAAATAATGTCATTCCCTGAAGGATACAAAGATGCTAATGATATGCTCAGACAAAATAAAGGAACAGACTTTGTAACATCTTGGTGGGAATCTAAAATATATACACCTACTGGCATCATGGAACTGCATAGTAAAAAGAATGAGTGGTTAAATAGAGAAGTAAAAGAAAGTGTTCCGTATCCTTGGGCAGGATTAAATAAAAAACTTTATGGAATGCGTAAAGGTGAGTTAGTTACTTTAACTGGTGGTACTGGACTAGGTAAGTCCTCAGTTACCAGAGAACTAGAACATCACTTAATTAAAACTACTAAAGATAATGTAGGTATCATTGCACTAGAAGAGAATTGGCAGAGGACTGCTGATGGTATATTATCTATTGAAGCTGAAGATAGAATATACTTAAATGAAAAAAGAAAAAATTATAGTGCGAAACAATTAGAAGATTTGTTTGATAAGGTTATAGAAAAAGGTAGAGTATATATTCATGCTCACTTAGGAGCTACAGATATAGATGAGATCTTTTCTAAGTTAAGATATATTATTGTGGGTTGCCAATGTGAATGGGTGATAGTAGATCACTTGCATATGTTGGTAAATGTACTAACTGAAGGAGATGAGAGGCGTGGTATTGATATGCTTATGAATAAACTTCGGAGTTTAGTAGAAGAAACAGGAGTAGGCATGATACTAGTCTCACATCTCAGGAGAGCGCAAGGAGATAAAGGACATGAGAAAGGTATTGAGGTATCACTTAGTCACTTAAAAGGCTCTCAAGGCATAGCACAGCTTTCTGATTGTGTGATAGCACTAGAAAGAAACCAACAAGCATTAGATCCTGAACAGGCTAATACAACAAAGGTTAGAGTATTAAAGTCTAGGTACACAGGTGACACAGGATTAGCTTGTAGTCTTAAGTACAACTCTACAACAGGTAGATTGTTTGAATCTGCTGAGGATGAAAAAATTGACAACCTCTTGTTCTAAAATAGTATTTGATATAGAAGCTAATGGATTACTTCGTGAAAGTAAAATGCAAGTATGGAGTGATGAGTTACAAAAGAAAGTTGAAAAGATTATACCTGAATTAACAACTGTTTGGTGTATCGTAGCTAAAGATATTGATAGTGGTCAGATGTATAAGTTTCCTCCTGATAAAATAAAAGAAGCTCTCTCTCTTTTAGAATCAGCAGAAACTTTAATTGGTCACAACATTGTCGGCTACGATATACCTGTCTTAGAAAGGCTATATGATTTTGATTTTAAAGGAAAAATTGAAGATACTTTAGTGATGTCAAGACTGTTTAATCCTGTTAGAGAGAATGGTCATAGTTTAAAAATATGGGGATATAGAGTTAATTGTCCTAAACTAGAACAGCCTGAACAGTTTGAAAAGTATACTGAAGAGATGTTAACTTATTGTACTGGAGATGTTAATCTAAACCATAAAGTTTATGATGCATTAAAACAAGAACAACAAGGTTTTAGTCAACAATCATTGGAGCTAGAACAAGATGTTGCTAGGATAATGAAGGAACAAGAAGAGAATGGATTTCTGTTAGATGAAAAGTATGCTACTCTATTGTTAGCTAAACTAACTGAAAAGAAACAAGCCGCAGAGGATGAAGTACATAAGACATTTAAACCTATAATGGTTGATGATAAACTCGTTACACCTAAATTTAAAAAGGATGGTAAGCTATCTAAAGTAGGGTTGACAGATACAGAGTATTATAATTGTCTTTCATCTGGTAATACAAAACCTTTTATGAGACAGAAACTACAGGAGTTTAATTTAAGTAGTAGAGATCAGATAAGATTTAGACTTTTAGAATTAGGTTGGAAGCCAAATAAATTTACACCAACAGGTAAAGCAGTAGTAAATGAAGAGACACTAAGTAAAATAAAAAATATTAAGGAGGCCGCCTTACTTATAAGATTTTTATTATTAGAGAAAAGAACAGCACAAGTATTTTCATGGTTAGATCATTTAGAAAAAGAAAGTAGAGTACATGGGTTTGTTATTCCTAATGGTGCAGTTACAGGTAGAATGACACATTATAAACCTAACATGGCACAAGTACCTAGCATTCATAAAGAGTATGGTGTTGAATGTAGATCATGTTGGACTGTACCAGAAGGATACAAGTTAGTTGGAATAGATGCTAGTGGGTTAGAGTTAAGAATGTTAGCTCACTACATGAAAGATGAGGAGTATACAAATGAAATTATCAATGGTGATATTCACACTACAAATCAGAAACTTGCGGGCTTTGAATCAAGAGATCAGGCGAAGACTTTCATCTATGCCTTTCTCTACGGAGCGGGAGATGCTAAAATTGGAAAGATCATTAAAGCAGACAAAGAGACAAGTAAGGCTCTTAAAAATAACTTCCTCCGCAATTTACCATCACTTAGAACTCTTACAGAAAGAGCTAAAGAAGCAGGAGCAAGAGGCTACCTCAGAGGATTAGATGGTAGAAAAATATATGTAAGAAGCGCACATGCCGCATTAAATAGTTTATTACAAGGAGGAGGTGCTGTTGTTATGAAACAAGCACTTATTTTTTTAGATCAGTATATTGAAAACGAAGGTCTTGATGCTAAGTTTGTTGCAAACATACACGATGAGTGGCAACTAGAAGTTAAAGACATAGATGCAGATAAGGTAGGACAGTTTGGTGTAATTGCTTTAGAAAAAGCAGGTGAACATTTTAATATGTTCTGCCCTTTAACTGGCGAATACAAGATAGGAGATAACTGGAGTGAAACCCATTAAAAAACTAGACACAGTTGTAGAAGACATATACTCTACAATAGGAGACTTAGGTAAAGGTAAGCCTATCAAAGTTAGTGAAGAAGACTTAGATAAGTTTGGAGACTTCATGAAAGAAGCAATGAAGGACTGGCTTACACCTAGAGCTAATAGAAAGCCATCACTTAGAATGTCTAACATAGGGAAACCTGAAAGACAGTTATGGTATGAGATGAAATCTGATCCTAAAGATGTAGCTATACCTGCTCCTACTATGATTAAGTTTTTGTATGGACATATCTTAGAAAGAGTTGTGTTATTCTTAACAGAGCTTTCAGGACATGAAGTAACTGATGAACAGAAAGAAGTTAGAGTTGAAGGTATTGTAGGTCACATGGATTGTAAGATAGATGGTGAGGTTGTTGATATTAAATCCGCATCTAACTTTGCATTTAAAAAGTTTAGTGAAGGAACACTACCTCAAAACGATCCTTTTGGATATCTATCTCAACTTGCAGGATATGAATATAATGAAGAAACTAGTAATGGAGCATTCCTTACTATCAATAAAGAGAGTGGAGATCTAGTTGTATATTGTCCCTCAAATGAGGATAAGCCTGATATTAAATCTAAAATAAATAAAATACAGAAACAATTAAAACAAGATACTCCTCCTCCTCGTTGTTATAAACCTGTTGATGATGGTGCTTATGGTAATCAGAAGCTACCAAGAGAATGTAAGTATTGTCAATTTAAGTTTAAGTGTCACAAAGATGCTAACGATGGAGCAGGACTAAGAGTATTTAAGTATTACAATGAGCTGAGATACTTTACTAAAGTTGAAAAGCTTCCTAAAGTAGATGAGATAACGGATAGATTTAATGGAGCTACCTAATGCCAATAAAATTAAAACCCTCTACTAAAAGAAGAGGTGCAGGTAAAAAATTAATTACAGAACATACTTATATAAAAGCACAATCTAAAAAAGTTTTATTAGAGATGTTTAATCATCAAGGAACTCAGCCTAAAGTAAAACAAAAGATAAGAAAAGAATTTGATAGAAGAGGAATTAAATTAGTATATGTCTAGAAAGAAAAGAAGAGTTAGACCTAGAGATCCTAAAGCACCTAAAGGTTTTGATAGTCTATGGGAATATAATCTATATGAAGAGACATTAAAGTCTTGGAAGCACCATGCAGAATGTATAGATTATATTATTGAGAAAAGCTATGAGCCTGACTTCGTTAAAGTAATAGATGGTAAAACTATTTTACTTGAAGCTAAAGGTAGATTCTGGGATTATCCAGAGTATAGTAAATATGTTTGGCTTAGAAAGGCTTTGAAGAAGAATGTAGAGTTAGTGTTTTTATTTCAGAAACCTTTCTCGCCAATGCCGGGAGCTAGAGTAAGGAGAGATGGAACTAAAAGGACTCATGCTGAATGGGCTGAGAAGAATAATTTTTTATGGTATAGTGAAGATACATTACCGGAGGAGTGGAAATGAAAAATAGAAAGGCTAGGAAGCCCGGAATATCAGCAATAAAAAAAACAGATAAACTAAGGGGTATTATAGTTGATGACGAGTTGTCTGTAGCTACTGGTCCTGTATATACAAGTGTAGATGAAATACCTTTTTTATATAATGATTATCATAAGTTTTTAGCACAGCAAGAGGTTATTGACTGGTTTGTTGAGCAAGGATATAAATTAAAAGAATGTAGCAAATGCCATGACAAGTTCCCTGATCACATTGTATACTTTAGACTAAGGAAGGATACCGATAAGTTAGAAACTCAATGTAGATGTTGTGTTTATTCACGATCAAACAATGAAACCCGAAGAAAAAGAATGGCTGCAAAGGTTATTGGAAGTGAAGCATTTATACATGATAAATATCTTAACCTTAAAAGTCATCATATCAGTAGTAGATATGGCGGAGTTAGTTTTCCTATAGAAACTTTTATGTCAAAAGAACATCTCAGAAAAATAGTTGCAGATGCTTATGATCCAGAAACAAAGACTTTTAAATGTGGATATACAGGTGTTGAATTAGTATGTTCTGAAGGAAACTCTTCATCTAATAGCCCTACTATTGATAGGATTGATAATACTAAAGGATATGAAGAAGGAAATGTTATTCTTGTTTCATATGACGCTAATACACGCAAGGGTAGTTCAACTGAAGAGGAACAGGAAAAATTAATACAAGGTATAAAGGACAGCAAATGAGCAAGAGAATAATTAAATACAAATACTTAGAAGACGAGATACTAGAGAAAGTAAAAGATCATATTGATGGAACATATAAGCAACACTATGCTCAAGGAAAGTATCAAGCAACAGATGTAATTATAGATGGAGGACATGGAGAAAGTTTTTGTATAGGTAACATAGTAAAGTATGCTATGAGGTATGGTAAAAAGAATGGTAAGAACAGAGATGACTTGCTAAAAATAATACACTATGCTATCATTGCAATATGTGTAGAGATAAAAGAAACTGACCCATTAGAAATAGACACAATTAAATTTCCAAGAAGGAGTGATTAGTGAAAAGTTTAGTAGAAATATTAAATAAGATAGAATTTCGTAAATCTATAAACAGAGTAAGACAGAGCTTTTATAAAGGTGGAACTGTAGATATACTTCCTACA